CCGCCTTTTTTAAGTTTTACCCGTTCAGCCGGAAGGACTGTTTTTGCAAGGCGAAGCACGTCTTTCATTATTCACCCCGTGTAATAGCAGGGACGATTGATCCCAACAGATTGCGTGTTACAGCTTCGCTTTCAGGATGCACGGCTAAGTTTTGGGCAAGGTCAATCATTTGAATGCGTTCTTTTGCAATCATTTCTTCTTGCTCCATAGCGTTATCCGCTTGGTCTTTCTTCATCGTAGCCGCTAACTGAGCCGCCTTAATCTTCGTATCCATCATCTTGGCGTCAGCAAGCTTTTCCTTAATGATCAAATCAATACCATCAACACGTTTCTCGTGATCCGTAGGTCCTTGTTGCTGGCCAGCCGCCAATCCTTCTTGTTGGGCTTTAGCCATATCCAACTGCATACGAGCTTGATCAAGAGCCATCTTGCCTTTGGCTTCCATAGCTTTCGTATCGCTGTCCTGCTTCTTGATCTGCATCTCGGCCATTTTCTGTTGTAGCTCTGGCGGAGGCGTGCCTTGTGCGTCTTTAGGGATCATAAATTGTTCAGGATTCGACCAACCAACTGCCTGCAATGCCGCAGTGTCAATCGCGATCGGGTCATACATCGACGGGTTCTGCGCTTGGATCTGCTTTAGAGCAATAACTTTCATCAAGCGCTGGGTCTGCGATGCCGTATTAGGATCTGCCTGTGGCACCAAGTCGACTTGATCTAAAGCACGAAGAAACGTTTCCTCATCCCATTGGCGTGCAGGACGGCGGTTTTTTTGCCAAAAAGACTCTGGGTTTTCTTGGAAGCACTTTACCAATAATTGAAACTCATCTGCTTGCGCCGAATGCATGCGCTTGTGCACTGAGCTTAAAACCTTTGTCGCCTGATCAATCAACGCGATCGTTGTACCGACCGGCGCATCCTGCTTGCCTTCACCAACCGCTTGCTCGGCCGTACCGCCAACGCGCATCCCCGTTTGGTTGATGTTTTCCACGAGGGACATAAGGCCGCCACCAACATCCTTGTACGGCAATGGCATAACGGCTTGATTGATAGGCATACCGCCAGTCTTAACCAAAGCACCGCCACCAGGAGGCACACGGAAGATATTTGTGTTTTGGCGGGCTCCCGTATCTGCATACAAGAAGCCTGGGAAGTTTGCGTACATACCCGCGTCGAGCATTTCGCGCCAAGCTGCAGTCAGTGCGTTCGTCGTGTTGCCTAGGATGTGCAAGAGACCCAGATCATAAAAGCCCATCCCCGGTACAAATGTGTACTTGACGAAGTTTTGGCGGGGCTCAGGTAGATCTTTAGTATCTTCGTCATAGTTGCGTACAATGGATAGGATTTCTCTTGATGATACATCAATCGTTACTCTGTATGGGATTTCGAGGCCTGTTTCGTGACCCTTGCGCTTATGCTCAAACCCTTTGATGTTTAATTCACAATAGCATTCGTAAATTTCGCGGTCACGATCTTCGGGGTTGTTGTTCTCTACCTTGATGCCCTGTTGCGCTTTCTTTTCGCGCTGTGCTGCATCTAACTCCACCATCTTTGGTGTTGACAGGTCAACGTCTTTATACACGCCAAGGATTTGCATTCGCTTGACGGTAGAGCCGCGCATCATGATACGATGGGTAATACGCTTGGCGTTTGATAGGTCCGTTGCCGAGTTATTGACAATCAGATCATCTGCGTCGACGCTTTCGCTAACTGGACGACCGCGTAGGGGACAGAAATATACTTTTTTGAACGCCGTCCCGCCAAAGCCCAGCATGAGGAGCATTCTGTCGGTATCAGGGTAATACTCTTTGGCAGTGGCCGTAAGGTAGTGGTTGAGGTCGTTCTCAAGGTCGTTGGCAAGTTGATCGGAGGCGAGGTTAGCATTGTTGTTATCCTCCCTGATCTTTACGGGTCCATCCGTAGGCAATAGTTCTGACCGAGCATTGGCTTGGAATCGTAGCACTGCCTCGAGCAAGAGCGGGTGCCGAACGCGTGACATACCTTCAACGGGCGCGCCGTCCGCTGCACCTGCCAGACCGGGAATTTCCACTTTGAGGCCCAGAAGTTTAATGCCTTGTGCACGGTCTTCAATCCATTCCTTGCGTGATTCTAAATCGTCTTGGATGCCTTTGATTAGATCACTTGCGATAGCGCCAAGCTCAAACTGGTCTATTTCGTCAACTAGATTATCAAACCACTGCTCGCCATTCTTCTCGGCCTTTTCGAGGGGAGACCCGTCAAGTGTCAACGTAATTGACCCATCGGGCAACTCAATGGTCATTAGGTTCCCATGCTCGTCCATCCCTGCGGATGTTTCGCCGTCATCCATAATGATCTGCAGTTCTTCCCCGTCAAACGGTTCAATCATGTCTTCGCCAGGGAGGCGCAGGTTGGCTGGAGCGAGTGGCATTCGTTAAACCCCGTAAAGTGGTATGGGCGGAGCACCACGGTGAACCTTGAGATCATCAAGCTCCGCCTGCACTTCCTCTGCCCTCTGGATAAACCCAGTCTTGCGTAAGTATCGCATAGCATAGGCCACCGTGTCCACTAGGTCGTCGTGTTTGGCTTTCGGGAACCGCATGCACTGGGTAATCACGTCGTCGGCCCATGCCTTGTCGGGGGCGTAAACGAGGCCTTCCTCGAACAAATGCTGGATGGAATAAAGCCGTGCGGTCTTGTCGATACCCTCTGGATCCACCAGTTGGACGTGGAATTTGCCATTGGAATACAGGCGGCGTAGCTCAGAGGCTACAGGGATGCCGGCGGCTTTGTTTTCGATCAGGATCTTTTCGATCGGGAATTTCTTGGCCGTCCATGATATTTTTTCCACAACGCCGGCGAACGGAAGCCTTTCCTGCCATGCGTAGATCAGCATAACCTTTGGGTGTGGCTGTTTGTAACTACGTTCTATCCTATACGGGCCACCTGTTTTGGCTGCTTCAGCCACTGGATCCTCGGAAAAGACGCCCCAAACGGTCATGGCGGTAAAGTCATTCTCTGATTTTTCGCTCAAAGCGGTATCGACGGCCGCAATGATGTGGTCGAAATCAGGAAACATATTGTCGTTTTCCCACAACTGCCACATGGACTTCTTGATAATCCCGCCGTCGTCTGGGGTTGGCTGCTGCTGGAACTGGCCGGAAGCGGCAAAGGATCCCATGATTTTCTTTTCACGGGCAACGACATGGGCGGGGAATCGATCGGGGAATAGGAGCTCACCCTTCTCGGTGCGTGGGTCTTCGTAGCCTAACATGGTTGGCGCGGCGCGGTCTGGATCGTACTCCATGGGGAGCATGATGTGATCGTAACCCAAACCTTCTTCTAGGATCACGCCAGATACATCCTCTTCGTGGAGGCGTTGCATGATGGTGATGATGGCCGACTTGTCGGGGTTGTTTAGGCGGGTTGGGATAGCGGTCTTGAACGTGTCAATGGTTGATTGGCGTTGGGCTTCGGAGTTGGCGCTGTCAACCGAATGAGGGTCATCGATGATCACGCGATCGCCACGGGCGCCGGTCATACCATCAATGGCAAGGGCTTGGCGAAACCCAGTTGAGGTGTTTTCAAATTTTGTCTTTTGGTTCTGATCGCCTGTCAACTTTACGTGCGGCCACATGGTTTGATACCAATCAGAGGCGATAAGCCGGCGCATCTTGGTCGAATCACGGATGGCGTTGTTGAGGGAGTGCGAGGCGCAGACGTAGCGCAAGTGCGGCATATTCCGCGGGCCCCATTCCCAAGCAGGCCAGAATACGTTGACCAGTAGGGATTTCATTGTGCCTGGCGGGACGTTGATCAGGAGGCGGTTGTAGTAACGCTCATCGTCAATCATCATCTCATCGGTAATAGCCGTCAAGTGGTTCGCGATCAGATCAACATGCCAATTGTGCAGGTAAGGCTGCCCAGGCTCTACAACGTGCCATGCTTGGCGAATGAACTCCGGCAGGGATCGGAAGCACTTTTCCCGTCTGGTCTTTAGCAGCGCCTCTCGAGCGTCAATGTTCTCACCCTTGTGTTTGATGAAGACGGGAGCGTTCATTAAGCCTCTACGGCCGCCGCAAGGGCCAATTCAAGGGCGTCAAGCGCCTCATCGTCTAATTGTTCCACATTGATGGTTTTTGCCTCGATCTGCACTGGTCCGCCGTCTTTGCCAGTCAACGCCATCTCTTTTCGCTCGGAATAGTCGTCCCTGAAGCGTGAAGCCACGTTTTTTAGCCAAAGTTGAGCGTTAAACTCACGAGAGGAAAGGTTTTTGCGCCCCGCTTCTTCCCACCAAACCTGCGATAATTCCCGCGCATACGCGAGAGCCGCCCGAAATTCTTCGTGTTCTTCCTTCCAACGATCCAAACTTGCACGCACAGTTCCGCAAGCAACTGCCATTTCAGTGTAAGAACCACCTTCGCGGCCTTTTTCAATGACCACATTGCAGTATTCTGGTTTATAATTTGAAGGACGCCCAACCTTTGCCATAAAACTCTCCAATAACATCACGAATATAAGCCGAAACGCAGCAAAATGCTATAGCGCCAATGGATATTATAAGTATCGCTAAACCTAACATTTAAAACTTTCCTCTAACCCGTTGATTTGCCTTCTATAAAGAATAATAAAATATATAAATATATATATATATATATAGATAATACTACTTTCTCTCTCTTATTACCCTCAAAACAGTGTCAGGCTACTCTTATATCTTATACTATCTTTACCTCTATATCTCTGTCTCTCAGGCAATAAGTAACTATGTATAAGTTAAAGCATTTTTATTGTGTTTTATCAATAACTTAATATGTATTTTTTGCCCAAATATCCATTCCAACTGAAATATCCATAACCTTCCGGTGTCATCAAATCGCAACTATGGTATGGTCAAAGAGCCTGTTCCCCAACCGAAGGAGAATGACCAGAATGACTAACTTGACTACTGCAACCGTGATTTCATTTGAGTGGGGCGTGCCCATGACCCCTATAACCGACGACGATAGGAGCGATGATATGACTTGGAACTACCGTGTGGTGTTTATCCCAAAGTCCAGTGATTCGATTTTCGATGACGATCAGTTCGTGATCCGTGAAGTGTACTACGACGAGAACGACGAGATCGAGTTTTGGTCAGAAGAAGATTCGACTGCGTTCGGCGAAACGTTTGAACAGTTAGCTGACGACTTTGATCTAATGCAGGAAGCCTTTGAAAAGCCAATTCTCATGCTCACGCAGGACGAAGACGGCGAAGACAAGCTCGTTGAACTTGATGACGAGGAAGAAGGCGAAGAGGCTGAAGAGGCTTAATGTAAATCGGCTATAACTGGTGTGTGTTCTGGTTAAGCCTAGCGGCAGATTGTCCGTCACTGTTAGACACACTGCTACCACGCTGTACGGGGGTGTGGTTTAAGACAATGCTCAATAGGGTTACCCTATTGGTATAGCCCGTACCCTACAAGACGTACTGCCCTCGGAACACTGGACGGCCGTTAATCAGTTCACATAGTTCCGGGGGCATCATTATACCCTCTTCATCAAATGTAAGAATGGCAAAGCCCTGTTGAGCCCTGGACGGGGCACCTTCTGTATATTGGAATTGTGGGCCATGTGGATCGGCAAGGGTGCCGGTCTCTACGCCCCAACGGGATCCTCGACGGTCTCGGACAGCAGTGACTTGAAGTTGGTGCGTGTGGCCCGTAACCATGCTAATTCCCGCGTGCTGGGAAGAGTTATAGGCAGAATGGATCCCTGATCGGAAACGATGACGTATTTCTGTCCCGTTGATTTCAAATCCCCACGCAAATTCCCAGTCTCGGAAATGTTCGGCGAGGGACATGATGTATCCATCCAGCTCGGAAGCGTTAGATGCGATGTAGTTGTCGATTCGAATATCATGGTTTCCCATGGTCCACAGACGGTGACGGGCTTTTGGGAGTAGTTTGAGCCAAGCTTTGGCGGTTTCGATTTCTTTTTCAATTTTTGGTGCTCGTGACCCACGGGTCGGTGTGTGCCTTGAGATCCTAGCGCCATCAATAACGTCTCCGTTGAGGATGATTCCATCTACTCTAAGCATTTTACATACTTTAACGAAGGCTTTATAAATTAAAGGAGGATCGCCATCCCATATGTGGATATCTGATCCTACAGCCCACACCGTTGACGGCGCTTCTTTAGGGATCATGCGGGGATACATCCATTGGCCAAGGGTTGGGACGTCTGGCAATCCTTTTGGATACTCTTGAAAAGCGCGTTCAAGGCGGCAATCAAATGTTTTTCGTGGTATGTTTGCAGCGCGTGACGCGGCGGTTACGCTTTTCCCACAGGCCTCATAGATACGTAAGGTTTCAATCATAATCTCTTTTGATAATGCACGTTTTGTCATTGTGTTCTCCTTATGCCGTTGGTCTATACCATTGGTATCATGTCGATTTAATTGCAATACGGTTACCGATCCACGCCATGACTGGCACGGCCATACTGTTTCCTAAAGCCTTGTATCGTGGGCCATCAGCCGCTCCTGGTATTGCAGTGTAGTCATCTGGGAAACCCTGTAAACGCTCACATTCCCGTGGAGTCAGGCGGCGGACGGCCATTTGTTGGATAGCCATGTAACCCGCCGCTGCATGAACTACC